TAAATGTAGCGTATGAAGGTTACAGAGAAGATGGATTTATACCAGGCACTACATCAGAGCGTGTTTTGTATATACCCATGGATAAATTACCAGGTGATACAGCAGGTCAACCAGTATCAATTTTTGCAGGTGAAAGTATACAAAATCATGGTTTTGGTTTACCAGGCGGCAGTGATAATAATTATGTAGTTGGATGGACAAGACTATCTGAGAGAAGAGCTTTACTACCAACTAAATTAGATGCACCAGCAGGTAAATCTAAAATACCTGGTCTTACTCGTGAAAGAGAAAGAGCGCAAAGACAAGTTGCAGGTTTATACGCTGAAGCAATAAATAAATTAAACAGAGAGGCTGTAAGAAGAAATCTAAGTCAAGACGACATTAATTTTATAAATCAATTGTCATTAGAAGAAATGCTTTCTGAATATGGTGACACACTTGCTCAAATAAGCCCAGGTTTGTTAGATCAAATAGATGACCTCATTGTAAAGGTTAGAGATCTTGATACGCAAATTACAAAAGCATCATCAGTGGATGCAAGCAATGTTGTTAAGGTTCAGTTTGCTGATGAGATACAATCTGACATTATGCAGGCGGCAGCTGGTAGAAAACAAAAATTATTAGCAACACTTAGAAAATTACAAGAAGAAGGCAGAGAGTCAACCACCTTACCTGAGTTAAATAGAATTGGTAATGAAGCTCTAGCGTTCTTTGAAAAGAACAAATCAGTTTTTAGACCATTAAAAAAATCTCAAACAGAGGTAGATATTTTTGCAGATTCTTTAGCTAAGGTAGATGCAGAAGTTGATGATATTATAAATAGATTTGTAGAGACAAGAGAAATATCTGACACAGAGATAGCTAGAGTTAAAAGTTTATTAAACGATCAAATAGATGAAATGATTAACGATTTAATAACAGTAGATCAAAATACTTATGAGGGATTGTTTCCTGATCTGCCATTTAAGAAGCGTGAAGAGTGGGCAGATGCTTTAATTAAAAAAGATTTATTTGAACTAGCTTACCGTAAGTTTGTCCTCAAAGATCCTGATGTTCCTGATTATTATGCAGTGACGCCTGATAAATTTGTAATAGATAGATATAGTTTTCAAGGTAACACTGCCACATCTGCTGCAGACAGAGCTGCAGACAAAGCAGATCAAATAAAAGCATTTACGGAACGTGGTGAGTTTAAAGGATCAAGATTTAAAGGTATCGGCATGTCAGAATTTTATGGGGCGCCTAATGCTGTAGACGAAAATGGTAAGCACTACACATCAACTATAGAAAAAATTTTAAAAACACAGGCAAAGTCTAATAACTCAGAGATGATTATTTTAAATGTGCAAACTAAATCTGGCGGCTCAGATATCTATAGAATTACAGATCAAAATGGTAACATGGTGGCTACTTTGACCGATGCAAGACAAGTACAAATGATAAGAACACAAAACCCAAATTACAATGTAGAGGCCATAAGAGTACCTGATATGAAAAATACAACACCATCTTTTGCTATTAAAATTACAGAAGAAATGCTAGAACCTTATAAAACTCACAAAGCCAAGGGTGGACTTGTTGAAATGATTGATATATTTGAGGTAGCTTAATGGTAGTAGAAAAAAGAATTACAGGTGAACCTACTGGTGTAGAGTCAGAATCAATTACAATTGAAACCCCAGATGAGTCTTTAACCGTTGAAAATGTTGAGCTAACAGATGATGGAGGCGCTATCGTTAATCCAATCATGGAAGAGCCAGAAAATGAGTTTGACCAAAACTTAGCAGAATTACTGTCTGACGATGATCTTAACATGATATCATCTGATTTAATTAATGATTACAAAGAAGATAAGTCGTCAAGAGAAGAATGGCATGATGCATATTCTAAAGGTTTAAAACTATTAGGTTTTAATTACGAAGATAGATCACAGCCTTTTCAAGGTGCAAGTGGCGTTACACATCCGCTCTTATCAGAGACAGTCACACAGTTTCAAGCACAGGCTTATAAAGAATTATTACCAGCGAACGGACCTGTCAGAACTCAAATAATTGGATCATCAGATTCACAAAAAGAAGAACAAGCACAACGTGTGCAAGAGTTTATGAATTATCAAATTATGCACGTTATGGAAGATTTTGATCCTGACTTAGATCAAATGCTTTTTTACTTACCTCTTTCAGGATCATCATTTAAAAAAATCTATTTTGATTCAACTCTGGATAGAGCAGTTTCTAAATTTGTACCAAGTGAAGATGTAGTTGTGCCATATACTGCAACAGATCTTGCAAGTGCTGAAAGAATTACACATGTCCTAAGAAGAAATGAAAACGAGATAAGAAAATTACAAGTTCAAGGTTTTTATAGTGATGTAGAAATAAAAGAACAAACAGAAGAACCTAATAGTCAAATACAAGAGGCGGTCAATAAACTAGATGGTGTTAGACCAACTGGTAGTAGTTACAGTAATGATAACTATACTTTGTTGGAGATTCACTGTGAATTAGACTTACCAGGATTTGAAGATGACGATGGAATTAAATTACCATACATCGTAACTATTGATGAGGGCTCACAAAAAGTTTTATCTATCTATAGAAACTATGATGAGAAAGACACGTTAAAGAAAAAGAAGCAATATTTTGTGCACTACAAGTTTTTACCAGGTCTAGGATTTTACGGCTTTGGTTTAATACATATGCTTGGTGGTTTATCTAGAACTGCTACAGCGGCTTTAAGACAGTTATTAGATGCGGGAACATTAGCTAACCTACCTGCAGGTTTTAAGGCTAGAGGTTTAAGAATACGTGATGATGATAATCCAATACAGCCTGGTGAGTTTAGAGATGTAGATGCACCAAGCGGTGATCTACGTGCAGGTCTTATGCCTTTACCATACAAAGGCGCAGACGCTACTTTATTTCAATTGTTAGGATTTGTTGTTCAAGCTGGTCAAAGATTTGCCACAATAGCTGACCAAAAGATCGGTGACAGTGTGGCAGCTAATGCACCAGTAGGCACAACCATGGCTCTTATCGAGCGTGGCTCAAGAGTAATGAGTGCAATACACAAAAGATTACACTACGCACAAAAGATAGAATTTAATTTATTAGCAAAGGTGTTTAAAGATTTCTATTCACCAATGTATCCTTACGGAGTTGGACAGAATGCAGTTCCTAGTATTAAGTCTAGTGACTTTGATGATCGCGTGGATATAATGCCTGTGTCAGATCCAAACATATTTTCTATGTCACAACGTGTTACTTTAGCACAAACACAATTACAAATGGCACAATCTGATCCAAATCAACATAATTTGTATGAGGCATACAAAAGAATGTATCAAGCATTAGGTGTAAAAGACATTGACGCTATATTACCAGTGCCAAAACCAGATGCACCTAAAGATCCTGGACTAGAAAACTCAGATGCATTAATGGGTAAAAAGCTCATTGCATTCAGAGGACAGGCACATCAGCAACATATTGAGGCACATAGAGTATTTATGTCGTCATTATTGGTCAGATCTAATCCACAAGCTAGCACTTTACTACAAGCACATGTTATGGAGCATGTTTCTTTGTTAGCTAGAGAGCAAGTTGAGGCACAAATGAACCAAGTTATAGAGCAAGAAGCACAAAAATACGGTGGACAGATACCACCACAGCTACAAATGGAGTTTCAAAAGCAGGTTGAAGTACAAGTTGCCGATCAAGTTAGTAATTTTATTAGTGAAATGTTTATTGAAGAACAACAAGCTATGCAACCACAGGGTCAAGACCCACTAATTTCTTTAAAAGAACAAGAATTACAGCTTAGAGCGCAAGATATTCAACGAAAAGCACAAAACGACAGTCAAAAACTAGAACTTGACGCTGCAAAACTTGACCAACAAGCAAAAATAGCGCAAGATAAAATAGATTCTAATGAAGATATTGCACAATTACGTGCAAATGTTAATTTAGATAAACAAAAACAATAAAAATGATTAACGCAGAGCAAAAATTAGCAGAATATTTTGACAAACTTATGCATTTTGCAAAAAATGATAGTAAAATGCCTGAAGATAGTATACTTTTGGCTGGTGCTATG